GACGGCCAAAACAACTAAAAATTAAATTTTCAATTAAAAGGAGTATATCACATGACAGTAAAAATTAACAGCTTAGCCATTGAGAACGTAAAGAGAGTCAAAGCGGTACAAATGGAATTAGCACAAAATGGCCTTACCGTCATCGGTGGTCGTAACGGCCAAGGCAAAACCTCTGTATTAGACGCTATCGCATGGGCCTTAGGTGGCGATAAATTTAAGCCGTCCAATGCGGCAAGAGACAGTAGTACGATCCCGCCTGAGATTCATATCGAACTGTCTAACGGGCTTATCGTTGAACGTAAAGGCGCCAAGAGTAACCTCAAGGTTATTGACCCGACTGGTGAGAAAGCCGGACAGAAGCTCTTGGATAGCTTCATTGAGAAACTGGCACTAGACTTACCGAAGTTTATGGGTATGAACTCGAAAGACAAGGCCAATACGTTACTGCAGATTATCGGGATTGGTGACGAATTAGCTGAACTCGATGCGAAAGAAGCTCAACGATATAACCGCCGCCTTGAAATCGGTCGTATTGCTAAGCAGAAGAAGTCATACGCCGATGAGCTTGAATATTATCCCGACGCTCCCACAGAGCCGGTGAGTGCCTCGGACTTAATTAAGCAACAGCAGGAAATCTTAGCGCAAAACGGCGAGAATCAACGTAAGCGTGAACAGTTGTCCAAGATGACGGAAGAACACGAAACACTTATAGCACAGATTGCTCAGCTTAAAGCCTCTTTAGAAGAAGCCCATGCTAAACAGGAGTCGCTGTTAGCCGATATGGAGACTGCTCAAAAGACGGTAGCCGAGCTTGTCGATGAAAGTACCGAAGAACTGGAGACTCATATCGCCCAGGTCGATGATATCAATCGCAAGGTCCGAGCTAACCAGGAAAAGGAAAAAGCCCAGGCCGAAGCCGAAGAGTTATCGGCTGAATATAACGGGCTGACGGCAGAAATTGAAGCCGTCAAGGAAGCAAAGAACGAACTTCTTAACAAAGCAGATTTGCCTTTGCCGGAGCTTGGTGTAAAGGACGGGGAACTCATCTATAAAGGTCAACAATGGGACGGCATGTCGGGAGCTGAACAGCTTATGGTAGCTACGGCAATTATTCGTAAGCTTAACCCCGAATGCGGCTTTGTCCTTATGGACAAGCTTGAACAAATGGATCAGGAAACACTTAAAGAGTTCTCCGAATGGCTCACCAACGAAGGCCTCCAGGTCATTGCTACGAGAGTCGGAACGGATGACAGCTGCAGCATCATTATCGAAGACGGTTACATTAAAGACTCGACACCGCAGCCGGTAGAAGCTAAGAAATGGGAAGCCGGTAAATTCTAAAGGAGGAAATCATGAAGATAATCACAGGAAAGCAAGAGCGTTATCAAAAAGTCGTTGTATACGGTCCTGAGGGTATTGGCAAGAGTACATTCGCAGCTCAGTTTCCGAAGCCCCTGTTCATCGATACGGAAGCCAGTACGGCTCATATGGACGTAGCGAGATTAGAACGTCCGACGTCCTGGGCGGTGCTTATGGAATATGTCCAAGAGCTTACGAAAGACCACCAGGGATTTACGACACTTGTCATCGATACTATCGACTGGGCAGAACAGCTTTGTGTACAGCACATTTGCTCGAAATACCAGGTAAGCGGCATTGAAGATATCGGATATGGCAAAGGGTATGTGTATGAAAAGGAAGAATTCGGACGGCTGCTTAATAAGCTCCAGGATTTAATTGAAAGCGGCATGAACGTGGTTCTTACAGCTCATGCCATGGTTCGTAAGTTTGAACGACCCGACCAACCTCCGTACGATCGGTACGAATTAAAGCTCAATAAGGCAGCTAGTCAGAAAATATCCGATATGGTTAAAGAGTGGGCGGATATGCTCCTTTTCGCCAACTACAAAGAGGAAGTTCTGAAAGTCGATAGCAAGGACAGTCACAGTAAAAAGGTTCGAGTATCAGGTGGCCAGCGTGTGATGTACACGAGTCATCATCCGAACTGGGACGCAAAAAACCGACACGGCTTAAAGGAATGCTTGCCCTTCGAATTTGCTCAAATCGAAAATTGTATACCTAAAAATATTCAAAAATCGCAAGTCGAAGAGAAACCTGTTGAGGAAGTGAAAGCTCCGAAAGAAGAACCTGTTGTAAAAGCCGAACCTAAAAAGAAGGCCAAGGAAGATGACGGGATCCCGAAAGACTTAAAGAAGCTTATGGAAGCACGAAATATTACAGAAGCCGAAATACAAGCCGTTGTAGGCAGTAAAGGGTACTTCCCGGCTGATATGAGAATTAAGGACTACCCGAAAGAATTTATAGACGGTTGCTTAA